TCATCGCCCCCACCCTCTCAGCGACCTCTTCCTCTAAGTCCGTCGCTGGTGGTCTCTACACTGGTGCCGCCTCCGAGAGCTTCTACCCTCTCCGCTTCGCCTTCTGTGAGAACTGGCAGACTGCCCTCCCACTCATCGCTCTCCAGTACCACGATGTGGAGCTTCGCATCACTTGGGGTTCTGCGGCCGCTGATAACAGCTTCAAGTGGGATATCTACGCGAACTACGCGTTTCTTGACACCAACGAACGTGACTACTTCGCTTCTACTCCTCAAAACATGATCATCACCCAGGTCCAGAAGGCCACAGCCTCCCGCGCCAAGATCCAGGAGCTCAACTTTAACCATCCCATCAAGTACCTCGCGGCGGCCAACGCCTCTGGTGTGAACATCCTGGCCGACGATGGTACCTACGATAACAAGGTTAAGCTTCAGATTAACGGTACCGATGTTGCTGACTACAAGTTTGCCAACCCCAACTTCAACACTGTGCCTCTCTACTACCACACCACAAACTCTGGTTCCGCGGTCGCTTCTCCCACCGTTGAGAAACTCTTCGTGTACCCATTCTGCCTTGAGACTGGTAAGATTCAGCCCACAGGTACCCTCAACTTCTCACGCCTTGATTCTGCACGCATCGTGAACGATCGCCAGGATTCCAACGATGACATCTACGCGGTCAACTACAACGTCCTCCGCATTGAGAATGGTATGGGCGGACTTTTATATTCTAACTAATTAATAACACACACATGTGGAAACTCATTTTCATCATCGCCATCGTATTTGTATTGACGTATGATCCTAAATCCAGGACACTCGAGAAGTTTGTTGGTCAGCCTACTACAACGCCGACCCAAAAGTCTTGTGAAGATGCGCATTACCAATCCGTCCAATTTGCCCAGAGCCCATACGAATGTCCAACTCCAGGAAGGACCCAAATGGGTGTAATTACTTAAAAAGAAGACCTCTATTTATTGTATAATGATTCCAATGGACCGTGAAACCCTCATGATGGTCGCTACTATCGTAGCGATCGCTGGTGTTATCTTCCTCTTTAGGGAGATGAACAAACAGAAGCAGGATGTTGATAACCTCAAGAACTTCTCGGCCCAGCTCATCCAAAAGTTGAGCGCCCCAGTCCCAATGCCCAGTCCCGCACCTCAAGTTGATACCGCGGAGGAAGAGGAGATCACCGTAGAAAAGAAGGAGGAATAAACATATCCGGATATTATAACTTGCGAATGCGCAATGAAAAAATACAAAGCTATAGCTATACCCGTCAGTTTTGTTGACGAAAAGCCCCGGTTCCTAACGGTTAGGGATCGGAGATTTAAGGATTGGATTTTTGTCACAGGCGGATGCAGAAGGAGGGAGATTTTTAACCCCATTAGGTGTGCCCTTAGGGAATTAGAGGAGGAGACCCGTGGTGTGGTGTCACTAAAGAATGGAGAATATACAGAGTTTAAGTTTACGGTAAAGGAGAGTCCCACAGTGGATTTGGAATACAACGTATTTGTATTCTTCGTGGACTACAGTAGAAGTCAACAAAACTCCTTAGTTAAGAAGTTTTACGATGAGAAGCAGAAGATGAATCTGAGGAAGATTCAGAAGTTACCCATAAAGAAGACATACGACGAAAATGATTATATGAGTTTTGACACTCTAGAAGAGTTTAACACACGTAAACAGTGGAATCTCATAATTGAAAATGTTGTGAGGAATCCAAAGTTTTATTCGTGTGTGAGTTCCCTCAACAGAAAAACCTTTTCTATTAAGTAGAATGAAGTCCAAGGCTTACATTTTAATGCAGATTGGAGATCTCCTCGTGAAGAACAGAGGTCTCTGTGATGAAGAAGTTGAAGAGTGGATGAAGGAGAATGAAGGTAAAACCGTGTATGAACTTTTAACACTAAAAAAAGAACTCTCTCAAAGCCAGGAGTACCATGATGTATCCTGTATGAGATGGTTTAGAGAAGAGACGCAATAACAAAGTATGTTTAAAAAGTGGTGCAGTCAAAATAATTTCAATAATGCAACCAATCTATCGCATGTGCTCATGGACGGAGGTGTCCTTTCCGTGCCATTCGATAAATTGAATGACTTCTATGAAAAGTACATAGAAGCTGTCAAGAAGGGTGAGAAACTCTACGTCGTGGAACAGAAGACGGAGACGTACAATTTCTTCGTTGACATTGACTATAAGGATGAGAGAGCCCTAACCCTGGAGGAGATTCAGGATATCTGTAAAGTCATTTGTGATAAAGTGAAACGCCACGGTGGTAAAGAGTGTCTCATCTCTATTTCACCTCCTAAAAAGGCGGGTACCCTAATAAAAACTGGTGTACATCTCAACTGGCCAGGTTTTGTTGTGGATCAGGCTTCGGCTCTAGCGTTAAGGGAACATATTCTCGTGGCGCTATCAAAAGCGAAAGGGTCTGTAGATTGGAATGAAATTGTGGATTTAGCTGTGTATGGTGACATTCGGAGAAAGTCCAAAGGGAGTGGATTTCGTATGCCATGGTCCCACAAGATGGCTAAGCATCAACCATGTGGTGGTCAGGGTTGTGAAGAGTGTGGTGGTACAGGTAAAATCGTTCAGGTTGCCTATCTTCCCGTTTTCATGTATAAGCATGGACCTTTGAGTACCCTTCTCAAGATTGATCAGCAGCCGAATATTGATATCCTCAAGATGTCCGCTGTACGGACAAATGAGCCTCAACATATAACGGTGGAACCCCCTTCTAAAGTTATCAAGGAGGGTACATTTACAGATGCACAGACAAAGGATGAGGTTCAAAACGATGAACTCAGGGGTTACATAGAAGACTTCATCCAGAAGAATATGGAGGGGCAGCGTACATCAGTGGTGACAAAGATATTCAAACATAAGGAGACGTATCTCGTTTCAACCAATTCCAAATATTGTGAAAACCTAAAGAGACCTCATAGTTCAAACCATATATGGTTTCATATCAGTGGTTCTGTGATTGCCCAAAAGTGTTTCTGTAGATGTGAGACTATTAGGGGTAGGAGGGATGGTTTCTGTAAAGACTTCTATGGTCGTAAGCATCAACTATCCCCCAAGATAGTTGAGAAGTTGTACCCAAAAAAAGAGGACCTCATTAAATGCCCGGAAATCAAAAAGTTTGAAGAAAAGCCTCAAATTAAACAAACTGATGTGAAGAAACCGTTGGAGTCATTTATGCACAGGTGTATGAAATGTCCAGAAGATACACGTGTTGTGAGTATCACGCGACAGAAAAATACGTTATCGGTTTTAACGACTGTCACGTATTGTGAAACTATTAAAGGTGACCATGAAGGGTGTACGATGTCGTACGTCATAAAAGGAACCAAGATAACCCAAAAATGTCCAGTTTGTAAAAAGAGTGGAGCGAGAACCCATGAGTTGAGTGGTAGTGTCAAACAGGCACTCAAACCGACATCATAGATACAGATATTAAGGTACTTAAAAAACAAGAGTCTTTATGTATGTAATGGTACAGACGCGTACTCGCACCGGTAGAAAGATAAAGAAGCCCGAGCTTTACACACCAGAAGAGACTGTTTTGGAGGATGACTACACATTAGAAGAGCACGACTCCGATCTGGGGTCCGACCTTGATACAGAAGATGAACTGTATTCTGATGATGACAGTGAGGATGATGAAGATGAAGGAAGTCTCAAGGATTTCATCGTAGATGACGACGAGGAAAGTGAGGAAGAAGACACTTAAAAAAAACAATGTCTATATAAAAAATGGAGACTGATATAGGAAATCCAATTGATTATGATCCAACTATGGATCCTCTCAATAAGAATGAAGAGAAACATGAAGATAGTACACCTATAAATGATACAATGGTCCATGACCAATCATACTATGTTCATCCTTCGGAAATGATGTATCACACACAACAACCAGAGAAAAACGATTTTTTATCCAACGTTGACAAATCTACCTGGATCATAGCTTTTGCTGTGTTCCTGTTGGGCTTTTTCATGGGTAAGACCATGCAGCCTGTCATTCTTAAGTACGCTTAATTTCGTTTAAACGTCTCTGTAATTTTTGTTCTTTCGTTTCAGTAGGAACTTCTAATTTACCACTTTCATGTGGAAAACCATGTAGCCAGTGATCCTCGGAAACACTCGAGTATCCCACAAATGTCCCAATGTCACCATAGACGGGTTGTAATTCACCTGTTATATCACGATCCATAACCTGTGTGGGGTATCTCGGCATTATGAATGCATCCCTAGTATCCTCAATAAAACCTTTCGCTGTACTCACTTTGTTTTTTGAATTGAAGTCAATATTGAATTTTAAATACGGTTCAAAAAACAAAACGAAGAATATACTCGTCAAAATGATAGTAACAACTATTTTCCACATTTTGTTTACTGTATGCGGATATTTTTTAATTAGTTAGAAGAAACCTCTGGTTCGCCCTCCTCTTCAGATTCCTTGATGGTACCACTTGTGGAAGCCTCAGCTGCAGCCTCGGCCTCGCGCTTCTTACGTCGGTCCTCAACCT